TGTCAGTGTTCTGTATGGTGTAGTTATAGTAGCCAGCATCTAGATCCTGTGTCTCGCCGGGGTCCAATGTCAGTCGTGCCTTGCCCTGTATGGCCACCGTGATTTCCACAGATTTGGTCAAGACCACTTCGCCTGTGAGCTGGTTCTGTATGGTAGCCGTCATGGTGATTCCAACCAAGTTGATTGGCCGGCGCTCGTTGTTGCGCACCACGAAATCTATGTTGTTGGTCACACCTTTATAGAGCTTGGTATCATAGATTGTCATTGGCCAGTTCACCAGTTGTGGGTTGTCTTGGAACTGCAGTAGCTGCACGTATTCCTTGAAGCTGTAGAGAAATACAGTAGGCATCTGTTCCTATCATTTTGTTCCATCAACACTTGGTATATTTATAAATACCCCCACACGCAAATAGGAACGTTATGTCAGATACCAAACAGGTGCTACAGGAAAAATTCCCGTTCCTCACTGTTATCAGCCATCTAGACAGGGAATATCTTGGCATAGTTCAGCACGCAGACAACGCATTCGTGCATCTCTACGTGATGGACAACACCTTCAACGATCCCATGAAGCGAGAGTTCCTAGATTGCGGTGAGATATGGTGGTGGGAAAGCAACCGCCAGATACCAATCAACATGTTTATTAAGGACAGGTTCGCCAAGTTCAAGAGCTGCTTGCGCATATTCAGCATGAAAGAAACAGTGATACTACAGGGACCTGTGCTGAATCTCAAGGATCTCATGAACAAGCGAGTGAAGCGCAGGACCATACAGCTGGTCAAGCACGCTTAGTCTCCCAGCGTGGTTACCGTAACCCTAGCACGGATACGACCATCCTTGGTCACATGAACCTTGAGAGGCTTGTTAGCTGCCTTGCGTGCCTTGGCATCAGCTTTTTCCTTGTCGTCGTCCCACTTCTCAAACTCGTTGTGACTGAACGCAAACATGGTAGCATCGCCTGCTTCTGCGATTCGCACATAGCTGATGAGCTGAGAATCCTTGTTTTCTTCACGCTCTACTTCGGTCCATACGTTAACGGCACCAGTGAAACTCTCTACCGTGTCCCATATGGTAGCAATCAACTCAGGTGTGGCTTTTGGATTGCGGAACAGATAGCCTTTCTTGAGCTTGGTGTTCAGCTTGGCAATGGGATCATATTGTAGATCGGTTCCAGCATTGAGGATCTCATCGCCATCGATGATCTGAACTGATTTGCCGAACATATCGCCAATTACCTGGAATGCTAGCTTGGTACGTGCCATGTGAGTGCTCCTCTGATTGCTTATACTAGCACAGATCTGCGTCATGTCAAGGTGAAAATAACAGATCATATGCTATCACACCTGCGATGCAGATCACAGGAATCAGCACACCTGGTGTAGCCAACACTCGTAACCAGATCATAGCCTGGCCTCTAACAGTAGATTAGCGTGTACATACACCAAAACTGCGTATGAAATCGCGTGTGCCTTCTTGAAGCTGTAGGTATCCTCATCAGATTTGGTCCAGATCGAGTCTGCGATGCTGTGAAATCCCTGTGTTTCACATTTGGTTTGTAAATGCTTCTTGCCTGGGCGGATCAGCGCCAAGATCATGGCGATGTGTTCAATGCTGGTTGGACGCAATCTAGCACAGAGGTCGCCATAGTTGCCCAAATGGAACAGCTTAGCCACGAAGCTTGGATCTGTAAACACTACCCAATCCAGCGGGCGTTCCATGAGATCTCTGAGATGCGCTTCATCACGCACATGCTCATAAACGCCAACGTTTAGCATGTCTATCTTGAAGAATCCTCGATCTTCTGCGGCATTGTAGTCCAAGCTAGACAACCCAGTGATTGGATCCTTGGGCACAGCATGGAAGTACACACCCGTGTTATGTCGAGCGATCTTGCCATCTCTGATGATGCTGGCAGGTGTGTGCCAGAGGCCAGACAGTGCCTGTTCTCTGTTCGCAAAATCTATGTCAATGTCGCCGCGGTTTAACATTGCTAATCCTACTGCCTGTCAATCTTGCCGTCAAGCTGCCGTTGTAAAACACTCATCTCGGTCCTGCGCTGGCGCATGCTGTTGCCAAGCTGTCTCAGCTCATTGCGCATCTCAGATATCGTCTGTTCGCTCTGAATTAATCTTCTTTCAAGCTGCAGCACATAACCCGGATCGATGCTGCGTATCTTGGTGCCATCTATCTCAAACTCGGTTATAGCCCCCTGTGATACAATCGGTCTCTTGATATCAGCAGCAGCAATAGCTTCATCATCACTGGCACCGTACATGTCTGTGATCTCTGCCATCATAGTCCTGCTTTCTTGAGAGTGTCCTTGACGAAGGTAGTGCTCTCTTTGTCTCTGTTGAACTTCAGCGACCACTGTGGTGCTGGTGCTATGCCTGCTATCATACCGATCTGCTCCGGTGAGCAACGCTTGAGCGCCGACTCTGCGCTGCTAGCATTATATAGCACCCAGGGGCTGATGCGACCTGTGGTCACCCAGCGTGTCATCTGGTTTGCGTTCACTTCCCTGAAGAAGTCGTACCATGCCAGCTCATGCTGCTGTGCCCATTCTCGCATCAGCACGATGCCACGCTCCAGTGCCTGTTCTGGGCTTTCATTGCGTATGAGGTCCTTGACATATTCCTCATAGACCACGTCATGCGTCCACTTGTCAATGGGCAGATTATTCTTCAGCACGTAGTCTATGAAGCGTGCGGGTTCGGGTGCTGCTGTGTCCAGCAGATGCCTAGCAAACTTGCTGAATGCCAGATAGTACTTGCTGTCTATGAATTCCTTGTAGGTCTTCTTGTGCTTCTTGCCAGCCACAGCACTGTTCATCTCATAGAAGCGCGACCAGGCCATGAAGGCTATGCGGCCCTGAGGTTGGTCCTTCTGAAACCACCGCCGCTTCTTCTCACACACATGATTGATCAACCTCAGCTCGTCGCTGAATTCTTTCTTACAGAACTCACAGCGGCACTGCTTAGGAATCACGCTCCAGCTTTTTGCCATCCTCGACCAATTCTTTCAGTTCGCTGTCACTCAATCCGGCATCCTTGCCCAGCTGGCGCAGGCTTTCTTTGTCCAGCTGCGATTTCAGCAAGCTCAGTTCTTCTGCGTTGATGCTAGGGTATAGGCCCAGCAGGAACTCGTCAACCACCTTGGTCTTGCTCTTGGCGTTCTTGGCACCCACGTAGGGCCTGTACTGCTTGCGCCCTGTGCCAGCCAAGCACATCAGCTTGTGCTGCAGCTCTGGATGCTTGCCCAAGCTGAAGAATCCCAGGTTCACCAAGTCGTTGGTTGCCAGCACGGCATAGCTCTGCATGGGGCTCTGTGGGCTGAGGCTGCTCATGTAGCGCATCAGCAAGAATGGACTGTAGCCCTTGCGTTCCTCGTCAGTGAGGCGTTCATAGAAACCAAAGTCTCGGTTATCCAGCGCCTGTAGCACTGCGTCCAAGCTCAGCTTCTGCCCCTGTGTGTTTGCTTTCTTTGCCATGTGCTTAGTATACGCTGATCAAACTGTTTCATCAACTGTGTCATACTGTGATATAATAATACCATGGGCCGCCCTTTAACAGACCGATGGATTGGTATTCCCACAGGTGAATCACCAGTGCTGATGCCAGTGATCAACAATCAAGGCCGTGTGGGTCGAGGTTGGATCATCAAGCAGGTTGGCAGCGATAGATTCTTGGTACAGGACTGTGATACTGACGAGATAGGCAGCTACAGGCTCTGTGAATCAGCCGAACCACCCATGTCAGGACTGATGAGCATCAGATTCACTGGTATGGCCTCGGGATTCGCCATGCGCATCACCAGCAGCAAGATCAAGGACTGGCATGGCAACCATCTGGAGTGGAGCATCTGGGGCCCAGAGCCCAACAGGGTACATGTGGTAGACAGCAGCTTGGTTGCTAAATAAATGCTCATAATTAGGAGTCATCTACATGGCAAAAACACCTGCCGCAGAGGCACCCAGGGCATGACATGCCCTGGGTGTTTGGCAGTGGATACGATCCCGGCTTGGCAATTGGCTGGGCTAGCATATGGACCAACGCATTAAACATCGGACCATGATAAATAGGTATTGAAATGATTATGGGGCAACGGTGCCCCGTAGGCTTAGAACGCCAAGGAGTTTACAATGGGACGTCCCCTCAAGAAGAAATATTTTGGCAATGTCACTGCCAGCGGACAGGCAATCATAGGCAACGCATGGATACAGGGCGACACAGTCGCACGTCCAAGCTGGATAGTAAAGCAGCTGACCAGCAGCAGCTATCAGTGGCTCAGTGTCAACGGACAGGGTCCAGCAACGCCAGGCCAGTGCTATCTAGTCAACGGACCAATCACGGGTCCAGGACAGGCCAACATCGCAGTTTACCCATATGGCGGCGAAGGCGGCGGCGCAGTTGCTGCCAATGCTAACCTAGGTGTGTACGCTGGCACTGTCATAGTGGCCAACACGGGTTCTGTCACACAGGATTACGGCGTGGGCAACGTGCTCAGCTTGACAGGCGGCACATACACTGGCAACCAACAGGCCAACGTCACTGTAACCAGCGTCAAGGTCGCAGCTGACAACATATCCACAGCGGGCACACGTTACAGCGTGGGCGACACACTGACCTTCAGTGGAGCAGGTTACAGCACTCCTGTGGTTTTGACAGTT